ACCAGGATAGCCAAGTAACAAATGATTTTCTCCCTTAGCATAAGCCTGAAAGAAACAATCTTGTGCTTCTGTTAGTGGTTGTATATCTGCTAAGTCCAGGTTAAGTTTGTTTATTGCGCTAACCTTTTTACGTTTGCTCACATCCCCTCCTTATCTTCATCTTCATAATGTAGTCCATCATTACCATTCTGACCTATGATGTTCATCCTCTTATCGCTCTCATCATCCCATACCTCACCTAACATACCAAACTCAGGCTCGTACTTAGGTTCTTTTAATCGGAGTAAACCTTCCTTAATCACAGTCTCTAATCCTATCTTGGCAAAGGTAGCAACCTCAGCTTCGCCTAACTCTACTATAATACCGCCATCTTTATTTTCTTTAATGTTCATAATCTAGTTAACTCCTTAGTCTAATCTTGTGTTGCCTTATCCTTACCTTGCTTTCTAAGTAGGGCTGTTAGAGCAGCATACCGATTGCCGAGTATCTCATACTTAACTTCTAACTCAGCAAGTTTACTGGCTATCTCAGTGTAGGTAGGTATCTTAGGTATCTTCATCTTCATCCTTAGTCTTTCTGAAACAACTATTCTTTATACAATCATTAACACCACAAACATAAGCAAACCATAAAGAACTTACGAACAATAAGCTTATAAATATATCAAACATCACCATTAAACACTACCTCCATATTGTAAAGCCGCTATAAAAAAAGAAACAACAACAGATAACTTAAGTATTGTTTCATTGTCTTCGATAAACTTTTTAATCTTTTCCATTAGTGATACTTCCTCCACCAAACAACACGACCATCTCTCTTAATTGTAATTGACTCACAGTATTGGGCAGCACCCCTAGCTTCTGCTTCGAGTACCTTAACGTAACAAGCACGTACACTTGGGCATACCCAAGTACCACCTCCACCATAAGTCTTGACCACATCCATAGTTATCTTTTTATCTTTATATGGGAAACTATAATTAGCTACAGCTTTATTAGCTACTACAACTATAGATACAGTACAGATAATTAGTAGCGCAGTGACCAACCTCTTTGTATTTTTCATCATACACACCCTGTTGGTTGAGGTAACCCACCGTACTTAGTGATAGGCTTGAGAGGTCCTGTTAACCATTCTTTAAACAGCTTACCCTTATCAATACCTACGTACTTAGCAAAGGTTCTGATAGGAGGTACAGATGAGTTCTCATCATAGTATTCCCTTGCCTTCTCAATCTGTAGCACTTGTGAATCTGTTAGTGTAACGTCATCTTCCTTAGCCATCTCGTGCATCACCTCTAGTGACCACTGTGTTGGGTCTACTAAGTACCCATTACCTGTTCTATCTAATCCCATATTATTTCTCCTGTCATTCCTACTGCTGAATAATCAGTGACAGTCTTCTCAAAGAAGTTACTCATACTGTCACCGCTTGTTAGTTCCTCTACCCAAGGTAGTGGATTCTCTTTTACTTTGAAGTTACCCTTCAATCCCATCTGTATTAATCGTCTGTCCGCCAGATAGCGTATGTACGTTTTAACTTCACCTTTGTCAAGTCCTTCAATATCCCCAGCCTGATAGGCAAGGTCAATAACTTTATCTTCAAGGCTGATAATCTGTCGCGCCATAGTATATATCTCTCTCTTAAACTCGTCATTTACAATCCTCGGATGTTCGTTACAAAACTCCCTGAACAACCGCGACATCCCTTCACAGTGCATAGTCTCGTCTCTGATTGACCATTCAACCACAGTATTCATACCTTTCATCTTACCCATACGTTGATAGTTAAGTAGCATAACAAAGGCACTGAATAAACTAACACCCTCATTGAATACAGACAATGCAACAGCTCTAGCCATACCGTGTTGGGTACTGGTGTCAGCATCCTTCATAAACTCTACCTTCTCTACCATCGCATCGTACTCTAAGAACATACTGTACTCACTCTCGTGTAGTCCTAATGTGTCATTAAGTAATGCATAGGCTCTCTGATGTACACCTTCCCTAGCTGCAAAGCTAAGTAACATATTCCTAAGCTCATTATTCTTAAAATGAGGTATAAACATATCACAGTAGTTACCACCTACAACTACATCAGACTGAGTGAACAGTCGTAGTATCTGTGTGATATGGTTCTTCTCTGTTTCGCTTAGTGACCCATCCTTCCACTGAGTTACATCATCACTAAGGTTTACCTCAGCTTCTGTCCAATGTAAGTCCTCGTGCTTCTCTGCCATCTCCATAGCCCACGGGAATACGAATGGTTTAAATGTCTTACTCTCCTCTGTTAACCTTGACACGCTAGACATTCATCTCCCTCCATAAAATCCTTAAGTGCTACTCTCGTAACCTGTTGTCCTATATTCTCAGCACTAGAAGTAGCTGAGGTACGTAAGTAATACAACCCTTTAAGTTTAGCTTTCCAAGCCTGTAGATGTACTCGTGATACGTAGTTCTTATCACTACCTGCAGGGAAGAATAGATTAACCGATTGTCCTTGACAAATAAACTCTTGTCTATCACCTGCGTGTTGTACTACCCACATCTGGTCTAGTTCAAAGGCTGTTTTAAATACGTCCTTCTCCCACTCAGTTAGATAATCAAGATGCTGTACGCTGCCATTATGGTGTCCGATATCTCTCCACTCTTTAACTAACCAATCCTTATCTTTACCTAAGCGTAGTCTATGCTCCTCTATTACCTTCTCAAGATGTTTATTCTTAATCAAGTGAGAACCGATACGTGTCTTATGTACAAAACTATTAGACTTTATAGGCTCAATACTAGGTGACGTACCTAATATCATTCCACTGTTAGCATTGGGAGCAATAGCTAGTAGATGTGAGTTACGTCTACCACTCTTAGGGCCATCAAAGTAAGGTACTCTTACATCAGCCAAGGCTTTAGTAGCTTCAACTGCTTGTTCTTTAATAAGCTTAAACATTTTATTGTTATGACCAACAGCTAAGGCTGACTCCCAAGGTATGTTCTTCTTCTGTAAGTAAGAATGAAAACCCATAGCACCTAAGCCTAAGCTTCTTTCCATTGAAGCAGAGTTGATAGCCTTCCTCATATACTTAAGTGGTGCATCTTTGATGAAACAAGTAAGTACATTGTCAAGCATAGTTATTAAATCACATACTAACGAAGTTTCTTTCCACTCGTCAAAAATTTCAAGATTGACGGAGGATAGGCAACATACTGCCGTCCTATCTTCGTTGGTTGGTAAGTGAATTTCATTACATAAGTTACTTCCTCTAATTTCAAGTCCTTTCTCCTTTAATGTTTGTGGTAATTGTCTGTTTGCTTCGTCAATGAAGTTGAGGTAGGGTTCACCCGTTCTGAAGCGAGTCTCGAGTAACCTCTCCCACATTTCTCTAGCATCCACAGTGTCCCTGATACTATCATCATAAGGGTCTCGTAAATTCCACGTATCACCAGAAACAACAGCAGTGATAAAATCATCGGTAATATTAATAGCATTATTAAGATTGAAACACTTACGATTGCTATCACCTCCCGTAGGGATACGGATGTTGAGAAACTCCACCACGTCTGGGTGAGAGATGTCCATATACGCTGCATAACTTCCTTTCCTTGTCTGTCCTTGCTTATACGCTGTCATCGCTGAGTCAGCTACTTTAATGAATGGTATTGGTGATGGTGCTTTGTCACTCACTGCACGTACATCAGACCAATGACCACCTACACCACCACCCTTAACACTCAGCCAAGCCAGTTCGGATTGGTGCTCAATAAGACCTTCAAGTGTATCAGGCACGTAGCTAAGAAAGCAAGAAATAGGTAATCCTTTCGCTTGCTCTCCTGGCATAGGAGCGTTGCTAAGTATAGGAGAACTGAACATAAAATAACCATTTGATACAGCGTCATATAACCTCTGTGCTAGTTCAACATCTCCTGCACTATAAGCTACACAAGCTCTAGCATAGGCTTCCTGTGGTGACTTCTCTTTACCACGTAGATAGTAACCTTTGATTAGTTCTAACGCTTGGGGTGTCATACTTTTATCTTTGGCTCTGTCTATTGTTATTTCTAAGTATTCACTCTTCATCTGGTTTAATCTCCATATCAATCATAGGGTCTCCCGAACAGTCAGTGTATGTATTATAAGTAAGCTGTCCAGTACTATGCATAATGATAGCATCTGACATACCTTCTTGGTATGCTCTCTTGTCTACATAGTAGATACTAATAGCGCCTACTACCATCCAACTAATATTTATTAGTAAGAGGTCAGTCATCTTTAGTCATCTCCAACATAAGTTTATGTAGATACCACTGAGCTTTCTTTAAATCTTCTAAACCATTTTTAGTCTTGTATCTACTTACGTACTTGATGATGTTACCTTCCACATACGTTAACTTTTGGTCTAGAATAAAGTCTATGACCTCTATGTTTCCCTGTTTATAATGGCTAGGGTTAATGTTATCCTTCATCTTCTCCTCCTGTTTTTAATTTAGTGACCTGTTAAGGGGAGAGGTAGGTCAAGCCTCTTGAAGGAGTTCCTTCTTAAATTCCGTTTAGTGGTACGTGGTGTTATCCATATCTATATACTCACCATCATATAACTCAGTACCTGCAGTATATAAAATGTCAGGGTCTTCCTCCATTATAACGCTAATACCTAACGCTAATGGCGACAGCAAGTGAGAAGCCACACTATCCTTTTCAGTGTTGTCTATAATTTCTAATGTCATTACCTTACCATCAGAATCTATAGCTAACTTTAAACAGACAACTCCGCTCTCTACTGTAATGGTTTCATCAGACATTCATATAGTCCTTTGGATTACCACCTCTCTTAAGTATCTTAACAAACCACTTGTAAGAAAATACTGATAACTTAACTGAACCAAAAGCTCTTATGTGTGTTTGCTTAGAGCTATATTCAAGTATGTTACCTGTATTAATTCTATCTCTTTCTTCACCCTCTAGTAAAGATTGTAACCACTCAACCATATGTACTTTAGCTTCGCGTCTTATTGCTTTTGCATTCCTTCCATTCATTTGTAATACTCCTCCGTTACTTCATCTACTCTAGGTAGGCTGACTACCTTAGTTAAAAACTCATCACCATTAGAGTATCTAAACACTCTAGCAGCAGGGTTACAAGTTACCTTATGACTGCACCACTTACAAGAATTATGTAGTCCTTTGTTACCTGCCTTACCTCTATCTATAATAGGATAACATCTAGTAGGGGGAGTGTTTTGTTTTAGTTCATTACGTACAGTATTGATACGTGTCTCTATGTTGGGTAGTTCTAAGTCATCAGGTCTGAACAAACATAACTCACCTGTTGATTTGTTAGCTACTAAGAAGCCACCGCCTTGTTTCTTAAGACCGTGTTCATAACCTGCTAATTGTGCTAAGTAACCGAAGGGGTCACTATCTGACAGTCTACCTTCTTTAAACTTCTTGAATGAGAAATCACTGGCTGTCTTAACATCAATGACAACACCATCAATGATAGAGTCTATGTGTCCCTTGAGACCACATACATCTACTTCTGCTTGTTGGTGTGTAACCTTGTGTCCTGCTAAGTCAACAAAGAATAAGAGTAACTCTTCTACAACGTGACCGTATAAGAATCTAAACATCACAGCAGGAGACATCTCTTCTCTAGTAACATCTACCTTGACATCGTACCAAAGTTGTCTGTTTGGCTTGCCTACATTAGACATCCTTAGTCCAGTACTTTGTCCTCTAGGTGTTGCCCATCCTTTTAATGCTTCCTCTAGACCTACCATTAACTTATCTACTTTCTTCTGAGGTAGTTTAAGTTCTTTACCTTTACTAATCTTAGTAAATAATTTCTCTACGTCTTCTACTAAAGTGTCTACTGTTTTTTGTTTAGTCATTAGTGAGTCTCCGCCCAGTCGTTTCCAATCTTGTACTCTCCATCGAGAGGACAACGTAATTCAAAAGCCTGACCAGCTTCACGGATAGCATCAACAGCAAGAACACCAAATCTTTCAGAGTGTTCGTCAAGTACCTCAGTTTGG